CCGCCGATCTTGCTTATATGCTGGCAATTTCCCCGCATTACGTCAGCAAACTTGCCGACGCGGGAGTTTTCAAGCGGGGCCGCACTCATGGCATATGGTCAATGGCGGATTCGGTTCGTGGCTACGTCGAGCACATTCGCACCCAGAAAAGCTCTGAAACGATGGAAGCCGCGAAGCTGAGGGAGCGCAACGCGAAGGCCCGGATTGCGGAGTCTCAAGCCGACGAAAAGGAAGGAAAGCTCCTGCCGGTTGACGTTGTGGCGTCGGCCAACGCCGCCGTTCTATCTGCCTTCGTAAATCGGCTTTGCAATTTCGGGGATGGCATCGCGAACGTGTGCCACAACCAGCCGGCAGACTTCATTTCTGAGCGGGTCAATGGAGCGCTGCGAAGCGCTTTACGCGAGGTCGCCAAGCTGCCGCACATTTCGGATGACGAAAAAAAAAAGGCGCTGCAATCGCTCGCTTCGCCGAGTTGATTGAATCTTGGCTGACGCCGCCAAGCGAAGAGCGGCTTTGGGAATGGGCGGAAAAGAGGATCGACCTAACAGGAGTTAGTCAAATCGAAGGGCCGTATAAGACTGACATAACCCCGATGGTGCGCCCCGTCTTTGACGCGCTACAAAATAATACTGCTCGAAAGGTTGTTGTCATGGTGTCGGCTCAGGCCGGCAAGACGCAGACGTTAATGGTCTTCGCGGCGTGGGCTATATGCGAAGCACCCGGCCCTATGTTTTGGGTGGCCGCATCGGAGGAGTCATGCGAGGAATTCACCAAGGCGAGGTTGCTTCCTCTATTTGAAAACATTCCCGAGTTGGCAAAGAGAATGCCGTTGCAGCGCAACGAGAAGACGCTGAACCTGATTCAGTTCTCGACCATGCCGCTTTATTTTCGAGGTGCAAATTCCCCAAGCAAGTTGAAGTCAACTCCGGTGCGCTGGCTTGTATGCGACGAAGTAGATGACTGGAAACCCGGCAGCTTGGAAAAGGTAATGAAGCGCGTGCGCTCCTACCTAAAATCCAAGCAGGTTTTGATTTCTACACCGCTCGAATCAGGCGGGGAAATGCACTCGCATTTCTTGATGGGCACTCAAAGCTTTTTTCACTTCAACTGCCCTGCGTGCGGCCATTCTCAACCGTTCAGGTTTGGGCGCGAGAAATCGATCCTATATCCAGAGGCACGCGAGCAAGGAGGAATTATATGGGACACCAACGACACGACAAGGCCGGGAGGTAAATGGAATTGGTCGGAGCTTAGAAAAACAGTGCGCTATCAATGCGAGAAGTGCCCGCAGGAATTTAGACAGGCCGAGCAGTTCAAGCTGCTACAAAGCCTTCAAAGGGTGGACAGAAACCCGACGCCAGAGCCTGGCGTTGAATCATTCCACTGGAACGCGCTTTATAGCCTCTGGGTTAAATGGGATGACGCGGCGTGCGAGTTTATATCTGCCAAGGAACAAGCGGAGAGCGGAAACTTGGAACCGCTGAAGTCATTTGTTCGAGAGACGCTAGGCGAGCCGTGGCTACTTCTTGGCGACACGGCGGACGCTGAAGAAATTATGCGGCTCGCCGGCAAATATAAGAGGGGACAGTTCTGGCCTATAATTGAAAGCGACAAACGGAAAACGACTCGAATTATGGCGTGCGACGTTCAGCACGACCACCTTCGCTTTACGCTTTGTCATATTAGAGAAGGCGGAGAGATGCGTGTTGTTGATTACGGCAGGCTTGCTGGCTTTGATGATTTGCGCTCGTTGCAAGAGCGCAGCGGCGTTGCCAATCGCGGCGTGTTCATTGACTCGGCAGATGGCAATCGGCAGACGGAAATCTTGCGCGAGTGCGTCCGTTGGAACTGGGTGGCAATGCGCGGCAGCGCGCAAGAATCATTCGCGCATACGTTGACAACCGGGAGAATCATCGGCAGACCGTTCCGCGTCCGCACGGTTGACCCGTTTATAGGAACTGCAAAGGCGAACACGAAGGGCGTTACGCGCATAGAATGGAGCAACGGCGCCTACAAAGACCGGCTCTATCTCTACGTATTGAAAGGCAAAGGGCCACAATTTGAAATTCCACAAGACGCCGGAGCTGACTTTGTTTCTGAACTGCAAGACGAAAAGCGCGAGCCTGAAAAAACGGCGCGCGGCTCAACCGTCTGGAAATGGAAGGATACCGGGCACAACCATTACGGCGATTGTCTGTTGATGGCATTCGTCGCGCTCGACGTGTCGGCCTACTCGCGCGGAGTTGCCGAGGTTAAGCCGGAACATCCAAAGGATAAGACAACCTGATTCTTGACGTTAAGCGCGTCTAATGGTTAGTTAGCCGAAATGGCATCCGGCATCTTCGCAGACTTTACCGAGGCCGAGGTCTTGGCTATCCGCACAAAGGCGAAATCGCTGGTGACGGAAGGCAAGACTCTTATGTCTTGGGGCAGCGGCAACACAAGCACGGGCAAACAATTCACCATGCCAGTCCGCGAGGTCTTGGAGGAATGCCGTTACGCGCTGCGCAAGATCAATCCCGACGAATACGGCGCGCACGTCACGCGCGCAAAGTGCAACTTCAACTCTTAGACTATGGCCGCAAAACCCGTCAGGCTTTTGGATTCGTTCGGGCGTCCAGTTGTGAGCCGTGGCAACGCGCTTTATGACGCTGCGCGCTATGACAACTCGCGGCCCTACGTTCAAAACCTAGCGCAAGATCACAACGCAATTTCAGCAGGTGGACAACGCGAGCTTGCCAGCCTTGGCCGTTACCTTTGCGCGAATGTCGCGCCGTTGCAGAACGCAATCAACACGATTGCGTCGACGGCCATCGGAACCGCATTCATTCCGCAATACTACGGCACGCCGCGCGGCGACTGGGGTGACAAAGCCGAAACGCTGCTTAATGAATGGCACAAGGTCTGCGTCATTTCCGGTGGCGTCTATGACTGGCGAAACGCGCTGCGAGTCGCAATCGTTTCAATCATCCGCGACGGCGACATCGGAGTTTTGCTTACTGAGTCAGAGTCCGCTGGCTATCCACAAATCCAGCTTGTGCCAGGCCATCGCATCGGCAACGCAGGCGAATCTTTGATTGTAGAAAGCGGAGACTTTGCAGGATCGTTGCTTGTCAACGGAACAATCCTGAACTCGGTTGGCCGAACGATTGGCTTCCGCGTTTATGATTCGGCAGAAAACCCGCGAGACATTTCCACGAACGACATGGCCCTTTATTATCGGCCTGACTTCGCGGAACAAACCCGTGGAACTTCTCAAATCGCGGCTGGCATCCGTGACTGGCAAGACCGAAAGCAGGCTTTCGAGTATTTGCGGATGGCTCTTAAAAAAGAGGCGAGCTATTCGGTTGTCGAGCATACGGAAGAAGGCGCTCTTGACTTGGACGCAGACGAAATCACGTCAACGACCGGCTCGAATGGCGGCACAATTTACGAGGAGCGAGTGGACGGCGGAACCATTAGAGTCTTCAAGGCCGGCAGCGGCAGCAAGGTCGAGTTTCCAGAAAGCTCGCGCCCGTCGCAAAACTCGCAAGCGTTTTGGGAGCGCGTCACGCGCGACGGATTGCAAGCCGTTGGTTGGCCCGTGGAGTTGACCTATGACGCCAGCAAGATCGGCGGCGCTTCGCTTCGCATGGTGATGGAGGTGGCGCAGAAAACCATTGCCGAATACCAAGCTATCGCGCAAAAGATGGCTACGCGCATTGACGCTTGGCGAATTGCCAAGGCAATCAAAGAGGGCGAGCTTGCAGAAAATCCAGAGTGGTGGAAAATAGCGCACCAAACGCCAGAGCAAATGACTGCGGACAAGGGTTATTCCTCACAGGTTGACCGCGAGGAATACAAGCTGGGATTCGTCACGCTCAAAGATATTGCCGCGCGTCGTGGAAAATGGTGGGAAGAGGAACGCGCACAAATGGAATCCGAAGCCGACGACTTGCTAACGCGCGCTACTGCGCTCGCCAAGCGGCACGGGATTTCCATTGAAGCGGCTTTGTCACTCTTGCAGCAACGAAGCGCGAATCCGCCAGCCACGATTTCAGCAACGCAACCAGACGCAAATACAACCGAATGAAATCCATCCTAGAGACGCAAGAGTTGATCCTGATTGAACCGGCGAAGTGGGCCGCTCAAATCAAAAGCATTGCGGAGTCCATCATCCCGGCGCACGGATTCGAGAATGAAGACGGCGCAATGTGCGACGCATACGGCGACCCGTTGCCGATGATGCACATTGACGAGGATGGGCTTGCCGTTGTGCCGGTGCACGGAGTCATTTCCAGCGGATTGCCAAGCGTTGCCGCGTGCTTCGGCTTCGTGGACACTGCAAGGATTCAAGACGACATTGCCGGCGCGCTTTCCGATTCGCGGGTGCGCGCGATTGTATTGGACTTGGATTCGCCGGGAGGATTCGTTACTGGCACGCCAGAGCTTGCGAACTACATCGCAGAAGTTGGCAACAAGTTGCCAATCTATTCATTCACCTCTGGGCTTTGTTGCTCGGCTGCTTACTGGCTTGCCGCTTCGACTCGCGCCATTCTTGCGACACCAAGCTCCGAAGTTGGAAGCATCGGCGTTTATGTAGCGCACCAAGACACAAGCGCACTAGCGAAGGCAATGGGGCTTGTCGTCTCTGTGTTCCGTTCCGGCAAATACAAGGGTGCTGGCGTGCCCGGAACTTCGCTTTCCGAAGATCAGGCGGCGAACATTCAGAGCCGCGTCGACTCGCTCGCCTCGCTTTTCAAATCAGCAGTCCTTTCGCATCGTCCCGGCATCGCCGAGGAAACAATGCAAGGCCAGACCTTCATGGGATACCAAAGCGCAGGGGTTAAAGTGACTGACGGCTTGGTGAACAATTACGAAGACGCGAAAAAAATTATACTTGGTGACTTGACATAATGCTAGCTTATGGCAATTCATAAGCAAACATTATGACCGCTCTGCAAGAAATCGCGCAGTTGAAGGGTGAACTTGATCGCGTTAAGGCCGAATCCGGCCTCGTGCAACAGACCGCCGACAACGCTTCAAATCAGCTCTCCGCGCTCGCCGCTGAGCGGGATGCGCTCGTTGCAGAAGTGTCGTCTCTGCGCGCCGAAAACGTGCGCCTCGCGGAACAGGCCGCGCAGTCGGTTGCCTCGGCGGATGCGGCTTTGAAAAACATTGAAGCTCGGGCAGCGCAGATGGCAGCGCAGCAGCTTGCCGCCGTCGGCGTGACTCAGCCGGTTCGCGCGAATGACACCAAGGCCAGCACCAAGGATGAGGTCTTGGCCGCGTATAAGAGCGCGGACGCTGCGGGCAAGCGGAAACTATACCTCGCGCACTCCAATTTCTTTTCGGTGTAGTATCAAAATAACTCAACCAACAGCAACCTATGGCTAACACACTCGGCGGCGTTAATCTGGCGGCAATCGCGCAACAGTCCCTTTCAACGCTGCTCCCAAAACTCCCGATGATGCGCGCTTTGATGGCCGCTGACTTCTCGGCTGACGTTGCCACTCAGGGCGAGAGCGTAACTACGCGTGTCGCCACTGCCACCACGGCGCAGGATTTCACTTCAACGTCCGCCGACCAAGACGCTACCACCACGGCGAAGACGATCACGCTGTCCAATTACAAGGGCACGCGCATCGGCTTCACTGATTCGGAGTGGAGCAAGAGCAGCATCAACCTGAACGACGTGTTCATCCAGCCCGCCGTGAATGGCATCGCCAACGCCATCATTGATTCAGCGCTCGCGCTCGTCACCAACGCCAATTATGGCGGTGCGGCCTTCACCGGCGCTGCCAATACGTTTGACGCGGACGAAGTGGCCGACTTGGCAGCGACGCTCACCGCCGCGAACGTTGCCGCCGATGGCCGTTATCTCCTCGTCGGCCCGACCTATTTTGCCAATCTGGCGAAAGACGCCGCCGTGCAGGCTGCCTATGCCTACGGCTCTCCGGACGTAATTCGGGAGAACCGCATTCCGCGTGTGCATGGTTTCTCGGTTCACGAATACACCGACATTCCCGCCAACTCCGAACATCTCGTTGGCGTTGCGGGAACCAAGCAAGGCTTGCTTGTCGCCACGCGGCTCCCGGCCATCCCGGCGAACTTCCCCGGCGAGGTCGAGGTTGTCACCGACCCAGAGTCTGGCTTCTCGCTCCAGTTCCGCCGCTGGTATTCGGCGGACGACCGGAAGCACCGGATGGAAGTCGGCGTCATCTACGGCGTGGCCGTGGGTGTGGCTGGCAACATCAAGCGGCTCGTCTCTGAGTAAGCCTGACTTTGAAGAGTCAGGATGGGCAACGTAATGACACCATCTAATGAAAACATCACTCACAATCGCCAAGGACGGCAGCGGAAAGCTGGCCGTCCTTTTTCTTGGCGACAAGAAACAGATGCCGACGGCAGACGCCATCTTCCACGACAACGCTGCGCTCCTAGATGCCGGCCTGAGTGGGGAGATAGAAGTTGCCGTGTTCCGATCGCCGCTTCCATATAGGCGGCGCGTCGTGACTCTAGGATCAACCGCGTCGGAGTCTAGCATTCCCTCAAGCGCGTCTGAGATTGCGCCGCGTCCGCGAGGTAGGCCGCGCAAGAATCCGACCACCGATCCAATCGCGTGAGCCTGCAAACGGAACAGTCCGCCGACCTCGCGGCCATCTTTACAGAGCTTGGCGAGGCGCTGACTTTTTCCTCCGCGTCGATTCCGTGCGCGGTGTCATTTCGCGGACAGGGGCGAAAAAACGACTTGGGCGGATTCCTTGACGAGTTTGATGTGACATTTTCCGTGCTGATTGCGGACTTTGAACACGGCCTGCCCGCCAGCGGCCAGACTTTGACGCACCGCTCGCGAACCTATCGCGTCGAGCGCGTCGAGCTTGGACAAACCAACATCGAAGCGAGGCTGCTATGTGTTGCCGTTCACCGCTAGAAGTCGCACAAGCCGAAACAGCGGTTGCCGAGTTGCGCGCCCGAATCGCGTTTGCAAATCGGCGCAAGCTGCTGGAATTTGATTCGCTTCTGACCGCTGCGAAGATTCGCAACGGTTCGCTTTTCCTGCCGCGGCTATTAGTTCCGAAGCGAAGCCAATGAGCGTAAGCATTCAGGTTGAAACGCGAGAGTTCAACGCGGCACTTAAACAATACGTCGCGCTGACAAGCAAAACATTGGCGCAGTCTCTAAACCACAAGGCCGGCAACATTGCTTTTAGGGCTTATTCTGCAACCCCAAAAGCGAACAAGGGCAAGCTGGCCGCTGAACTTGGCGCATCTTATACAGAGAAGACTACGCGCAAGGGAAAGCTGCGAAAGACTTTGCAGCTTAAATCTTTGTCAGCGGCAAGGGCAATTTTGGTTCACAGGCTCAAAAAGTCAGGAAAATTGGCAGGATCAAATATCGACGAAGCGCGCGTCAGGAAGTTTGTTGGTGCGACGCTGCGAAGCGTTGGATTCTATCGTTCAGGTTGGATTCCGGCAATAAAGCGGCTGGCAAGGGGTGCATTTTTCGAGAAAAAATCTGGCAGGCCGCTTGGAAGCGTTAGGCCGGCTTCAGAAGGGTTTCGCCCGGTTGTCGAAATAGAAAACAATGCGACTCCAAAAGAAAACCGTTCAGTCGTGGAGTCTTTTATGGTGGATGCGTTGCGAAAGGCGTTCGCCGATGAAACGGCTGACATTGAGCAGTATTTGTCCAAGAAGCTGCAAACCGATGCGGACAAATTCAAACCCAAGCCCTAGCCTATGGCCTACAACTCCATCCAAGCCAAAGTCGAGCGCGCCGCCGCAGGTGCAGTTTCCAGCGCCGCTGCTGGCGTTTCGTGCGCCGTATTCACCGGCCTAGACTCTGACGCGATAACGCTTCCTTGCGTCATTTGCGAAGCGGGCAATGCCAACCCTCCTCCTGGCTTGCAGTTCACCGGGATTCAGCGCGTCGAGCTTGTGGTAGCTGTCCGCAGCAACAAGAGCGACAGCACGCCGGGACAGCACGAAGCGCGGGCGGCTGCAATCTTCGATGCGCTAGCGGCGGACAATGCCGCCGATGCGCTCTCCTCCGCGGTCAACGACTTCACCGCGCACCTCGTTGAAATCGGGCAGTCATCGCAATCTGTTGAGGACGACAGCCACGTTTCGACCATGAGCTTTTCCGTTACCTGTTCGCCTTCGGATATTTCGTAGCTAGCACTTGACAAGTGCCATCCATAAGGCTTACTTCTTTCTTAACAGAAGCACTACTTATGAGCGTTCAAAAAGGCACGGGTTTAATTTGGAGTCTGCCGGGTTTCTCGCTTTCCGGCACCGACGTTTATGCTGCTGGCGTTGTCCAGTCAGTTGCGTATTCGCGCGGCGGCGAACGCTCTGACGTGAAGGGCGCTGACGGCGTGACCGTGACGAAGGTTTTTTTCGACAACAAGGAGACCATCACGGTCGAAGTCATTCCTTCCGGCACGACCATTGCAGCGGCCAAGGGGAACGCCATTCTTCCGGCGCGCGGCGCGGACGTTACGGTTGACGACAGCGACGACACCGAGCAAGTCATCAGTGGATCTGGCTCTGGCGACGGAACGGGCACCTACATCTTCATCGAGGGCAGCATCAACAAGCGCGTTGATGGTCACGTGACCCTTTCGATGACTCTTGAACGCGGCGAGAAGCACCTTGCCACGGTAGCCGCAAGCTAACATCTAAACGCGATGGGCGCGGACTTCTATATGGCCGCGATACCGGAGCCGGTTGTCATACTAGGCATCCGGCTCCGTTCATTTTCGCTGGGGCATCTCCTTTTGCTGAACCGATTCGACAACGCATTCGGAACCGGCAAAACGGCGACCATTGGAGACCTTGTGCAAGCGATTGTTATTTGCTCGCAGAGCTACGAAGACGCGCTCGCCGACTTGGATTCTCCGACGCTTCCAGATCACGTTGCGAAGTGGCAGAAGAGCCTTCAGCCGCGCAACAGGCTCGGCATTCGCAAGCCCGAGCTTGGTTTTTCTCCAATCGCAAAGATGATTGAATTTAGAAGCTACGTTGACGCCGGCAGCAGCTTCCCCGTGTTCAGCGTTCCGCAAGACAAGCAGGGCGGCGGAATATCAATTCCGTTTGTCCAGTCGGTGAAGGTTACGCTCCAATCAAAGCTTCATTTGAGCGAGTCAGAAGTTTTGAACCGGCCTTGGGGATTGTGCCTGTTTGATTTCTTCACGCTTCATGCGATGGAAGGCAACTGCAAATTGGCCGAGGAAACCGGCGACGAGTTCAAGGCGATTGAAGCCAAGGCCGACGCGCTACACGCCCGCGTTTTGGCGAAAGCAGGAAGGGGATAAACATGGCCTTCCTCTCCATAATGGCGCGGCTCGGCATGGACGCCACCGGCTTTCAGGCTGGGATTAAGCAGGCGGAATCCGCTTCTTCTGGGCTGTCAAAAAGCCTCAACTCAAAGCTCAAGGGTGCGATTGCTGGCGCATTCGGAACGGCTGCAATCGCCGGGATGACGGCCAAACTTATTGAGCAGGTAAAGGCTATTAAGTTGACAAGCGACCGTTTGGGAATTTCAACCACCTCTCTTCAGCAATTCGAGAAAGCCGCGACATTGACCGGTTCTAGCTTAGATGAAGTCACTGGGTTTATCGAAAAAATGAACTCGGCTCGGGATGAAGCACTCGCCGGAAACGAGCAAATGATAAAATCGTTTGAGCGGCTAGGCGTGAACATGACGGCGCTTCGCACGCTTCGCGCAGACGACATCTTCAGAAAGATTGGCAGCACTGTTAAATTTGGCGATCCGCAGGAGCTAATCGGCGCGCTGCGGCAGGTTGGCGGTCGGTCCGCCGGATCGCTTATCCCAGCGTTCAAGTTCGGTTTGGATGAAGCCGCAAAGATAACTAGCGTAATTTCTCCCGATGAAATCGAAGAGATATATCAACTTGAGAGAGCTATCAAATCGCTTGAAAAGTCGGCGTTCCTAACGTTCAAGAATACATTCCTTTTCCTTGTTAATGGCATCGTTGGAATGCGTGACGCGGCTGGAATGTTCTTTGCATTTATAGGAGGCGCGGCGGCTGGTATTGAAGAGGCATTAAGAGGCGGAATGCGACCCGGCGAGGGCGTGTTTGAGTTCTTGAACAGAATACGAGCAACCGGGCTTGCTCGCGGCATCAGTGAGTCTGGGCGATATTTAGACGAAAGAACTAGAGAGGAAGCAGCAAGCAGAAACCGAATAAACCAACCCGGCTTCAATACTTCAATCGAAGACCAGCGAGCGTCACAAGCGGAGCGAATTGCTAGGCTGCGCGAACAGGTAGCCGAAAAGGAAATGAAACTGCTTCCGGCATCGGAGCAGCGCGCGGCAGTCGAGAAACGAATTGCCGAGCTTCGCAAACAGATTGCCGCGTTTGGAAACCAAGAGGACGCGGAACTAACAGCAAAGGAAGAGGAGTTGAGGCTTAGGTTGCGAGCAGAACTTGCCGACGCACAAATGCAGTTGGCCGGCCTTCAAGAAAAGCAGCAATCAAGAGCCGACTTGCCACTTGACCCGCTCGTAAACTCAATGGAGCGCATGGGCTTTTCATTCCGTAAAAACGAAACTCCGGTGCAAAATCAGATTTCAAAGCTGTCGAAAATCGAGATGGGGATTAGGGAATCAAACCAGAAGCTAGATCAGGTCGTTCGCAACACTGGCGCGGTTGCCGAAGTAATGCAATGAGCTTCACACTAAACGGCGACAACCAAGTCAGAGAGCTTGAGTCGGAGCGCACCTACAACGTGCGCGACGGGTGGAAAACTGTGCGACGCTATCGCGGCACTAAGGAGGCGGTTCAGCTTTTCATCCCAACCCTGCTGGTTGATGGCGTAGCCATCCGCGTGATTCCTGACGACGGGCCGCTTGCAACCGTCGAGGCTTTTTATGACAACGCGCAAGACGGAAGCAACCAGACGTTAGACGCGCAGATTGTCACGACTTGGAGCGTAGCTTCAAATGAGATTGAGCAAAGCATAATTGAGACAGATGCATTTGACGCTTTGAATGATGATTCCCAGTTGGCAATAAGGGAGTTCCTAAGCGGAGACATTAAGTATAATGCAGCAGCATATAGAAGCCAGAGGCCACAAAGCGACGTTTTCCTTGACGCAATAGCATTGGGAAAAACAACATTATCAGTTTCCCAAATCTCGCTGCGCAGAACTCGTGTTATATCAGGATTCGATTCCGCTCTTACATTCCTTTCAAACGCTAACAAGGTTTATTCTCGCGCCCAACTGATTGCTGCCTTTGCGCCGCCTTCTGGAGTTCAATCTGAAATGCCTGCGAATGGTGAATGGCTGGCTCGCAACGGAATCAAGGAGCAGCAAGCAAACGGCAAATGGGTTTTGACTCAAGAGTGGTGGCACGGGCTGAAAATCAGCAGCCTATATCCCCGCGTGACGTGAACCTTCCGCTTCCAAAATCATCATTCGGCGGGAAGCTCGGGCAGGAGCTTGAAACGCTCCGGCTAGCCATTAACTCGCTGCGCCCGATTCCGACGCCAGGAGCGATTGTTACGCGCACTTCGGGAGGGACTTCGATTCAGCCTTCGAGACGGAAGTCTTCAACAGCAAGCTTTGCTGAGCTTCGGCGATGCTTGGTTAAGCGCGAAGGATGGGCGGCGATTGAAGGCGAAGACGACAACGGAGACATCATCATTGCCATCAAGCCGGCCTCGCTATTGATGGTTCACGGATATTCGGAATTGACGCCATACGAATACGCCGGAAACAGCCTCACAGCCGAACGGGAACCGGACACCGCAACATGGCCTCTTGAAGAAGCCCTTTGGATGAAGCTCAGGGGCCACGATTTTCCCGGCGAACCAAACGAGTATTGGCGCGAAGTTGTGTGGCCGCCTTATATCAATCTGGCAGACTCCGTTGAAGACGGTTGCCGTATTAAAAGCAACACTTCCCCCGCTGCATATTTTGTTGCCGCAAGCGGAAATCTATCTTCGCCTGGCGCGCTCATTGATAGCGTCACGTTGGACTATTACGATTCCGGCTCACCCGTTGGGGAGAGCATAGAGCCAGAATGGACAGACGCAAATTTTGACGCTAGACGTTGGACGCCTTGGAGCCTAATTTCAAACAGACTCGTATTAGACGGCGACGGATTGCACGTGCCAAACGAATAACATCATGGCCTCACGCGACCTATACATCAACCTTCGCCCAAGCTCGCAACAGGGCGCGTTTGTTCAGTCAAGCAAGAACCTCACGGCATATACTTTCTCGAAGTTCTACCGAGAGGAAGCCGTTGCCTTCCGCGTTTTCTTCCTGAACCTCACGCCGTCGGCTGGCATATCCTCCCCTGCTGAAATCAACGGCGATCTGTCGGCATATAGCTGCAAAATAGCCATCGGCGATATTGGCGGAACCGTGCTTGCCTACGAAGGGCTTACTTGGGATTCGGAAGAAAGCTGCTTCACCGGAACGCTTCTAATCAACACGACGGAAATGAACGCTGCGCTGGACGCTTCATCCAGCGGAGAAATCACAAAGACGCTTGAGGTTGAACTAGCCTATGGCGGAACCGAGTTCACTTTCCACTCGCCAGTCACGATTCGCAATGAGGTTATTGTCAACGGCGGATCATTGCCGACCGATGTTACCGACACAATTTTCGCTGACTATTTGACCAGCGCTCTCGTTGATTCTCCCGAGGTTGATTACGTGCGCGATGGCGATGACGTGGAAAGCCATATTGCAGTCTGGCGCGACGCCACACTTAGCGGCCAGTTGCGGCTTGAATGCCCGCCGTCTTCGGCCCACTCGACCGACGCGCTAAACGATACTGGCTCGACCTCTGTTACCGTCAACGGATTCAACGACCGGCTTTACCAGCTAGACCTTCGCGTTCGCGGCCTTTGCGTTTTGATGAAATACACTGGAGGATCGAAGCTGGGCTACGTGTATCTTGGCGGAACGTATAATCACGACACTTCCGACCCCTGGTGGATTGAGATTAGCGACCCTCCGCAAACCGTCAGGCTGAACGCTACTGAGGGGATTCCGCTAAATCGCCTCGCTCTCGACTATCTTTTAAGTGTAACTGCAAAAGGCGGCGCGACAATTACGCTTCACTACGACACGCAAGACGGCGCGATTTCTCCATACGTGTCGCCGATTTATGTTCCCGGCGTCGCTCCATATCCAGACGAATTCGACGGGCATTTCTTGGAGCTAACGCTCGTCAACAGCAACAAGGAAGGCATAACACTGGCAGACCTTGACGACGGGCCGACGGCTGCGCAGAGAGACAGCGGCGGCAAGTTCGTGAAGGTGAAGAGCGACGGCAGCGGCCTCGAATACGTCGCCGGCAGCGTCGCGTCTCACGCATCATCTCACGCTAGCGGAGGCAGCGACCAGGTTACACTAGCGCAGTCTCAAATTACCAACCTGACAAGCGACCTCGCTGCAAAAGCTCCGCTCGCCTCGCCGACGTTCACCGGCACGCCTGCGGCTCCGACCGCAGCGGGAGGAACCAATACCACGCAAATCGCAACGACGGCTTTCGTCACGTCGGCAGTTTCTTCCGCCGTGTCCGGCCTATTGGAACTCAAGGACAACTTGGATTGTTCGGGCAATCCTAACTATCCAAGCGCGAGCGCGGGCGATACCTATTACTGCTCGGTTGCTGGCAAAGTTGGCGGCGCGTCTGGCAAGAGCGTTGACGTTGGCGACGCCATCGTTGCCAAGGCCGACAACGGCGGCGGAACTGAGGCAAGCGTCGGAACTTCTTGGTTTGTGCTAGAGCACAACCTGAGCGGCGCATTGCTTTCGGCAAACAATCTCAGCGACGTTGCCAGCGCATCATCGGCGCGGAGCAATCTCGGTCTCGGCGATTCTGCCACAAAGAATGTCGGAACCTCATCCGGCACGGTTTGCGCAGGAAACGATTCCCGGCTGACCGATTCTCGCACGCCGACATCTCACGCGACGACTCACCAAAGCGGCGGCGGCGACGCAATCAAGCTGGACGACCTCGCTGCGCCGGATGACAACACGGACTTGGATGCTTCAACCTCGAAGCATGGCCTTCTCCCTAAGCTAGGAGGCGGCACGACTAACTTTCTGCGAGCGGATGGCACTTGGGCGGCGGCAGGCGGCGCATATCAGCTTTATGCTGAGAATCCAAGCAGCCCAACATCTCCAAGCGCGTCAGGGGCAAATGCAGCAGCGTTGGGTTCTGGGGCAACATCAAGCGCTCAGAATTCATTTGCCATTGGCACTTCAAGCACCATTACCGGCAGCGGTGATGCGCTGGCGGCGGGTTATTTTTCCGTAGTGACGGGCTATAGGGCAATCGCTCTTGGTGCAAACGTGGGTGCATCAACTCGGAGATCGTCTTCATTTGGGAACTACTGTGGATGCACTACAGGTTCAGAATTCGGAACGGCTATCGGTTACGGCTCGCTTTGCGATGTTGTTGGAAGGTCGGTTTTACTTTCCGGCAACTATTTCGATCCTTCCAACAATCAATATCTGCAACGCGCTGCTTTTTCTCTTCACTGTCTAGGTGCTAAGACAACTAATGGAACACAGACCGAGCTTCTGTTTAAGATTGCAGACGGTTCTACATACACAGGGAGAGCAACCATTCCGAACAACTCAACCGCCAGCTTCAAGCTAATGGTGACGGCTCGCCGAAGCGATGCGGACGGAGAAAACGACGCTTGGGAATTTACCGGGCTGATTCATCGAGACGCAAATGCGGCCAGCACGACACTTGACGCGCTCCAATCAAATCAAATTGGCTCAACGGGTTGGGGTGTTGCCGTTACCGCCGACACTACCAATGGCGGCATTGCGGTCAATGTAACCGGACAAAGCAGCAAGTCGATCCATTGGACTTGCATTTGCCAAATAAGCATTATCTCCGAATGAAAACCATCCTCATCCTACTCCTAACCTGCGTCGCGTCATTCGCTGCAACGACCTACACCGTCCTCAGCTCTACGACCAACCGCACCATCGCGCCAACGACGTTTGGCCTGCAACTGCTGACCAACGCAAACGCGCCCGAACTGCTCACCCTCATCGGCGCGGCCCCATCATCCAACGCCGTGACGCTCAGTGGCACGAATGTTTTTACAGGCACGAACACGTTCACGGCGAGCAAGTTCTTTCCGGCGAATGGAATGAGTCGACGATTGCTGTTATACACCAACATCAACTTTCGCGTGGACGCTTTTACCAACGCTTCCGCACCGACCACGCCGGGAGGTTACGCCAACTGCGGGAAGATTGCGCAAATTCAAATTCCAGCTCTGATTGGCACGAGGTCGCTGGTTTATATGTCTTACCAAATTGATAAAACAAATGCCACCGCGTCGTCGTATCAGCCCATTTTTTACGGAGGGGCAAACACAAACTGGCTTGGTTACGGGATTTCGGTTTCTGCCGGTTCAACGCCACAAACCTTATTCTCGGGCAACCAACTTGCTCTTTTTGCAAACGCCGGGAGCTTCACCAATCAGTATCAGAACGCTGGCTCAGTGGCAGTGAACACCCAATTGCCCAACCCGACCAACTGCGTTGATACGTCGGCGTCATGGCCGCTTTATTTTGGTGTCACTTCGACTTCTGGGGCTACCAATGTGCTTTGGATGAGTCTTTTTTTAGAGGAGCTGGTTATTCCTTAGTATGACCAAAAGATTATTATGCCGCGCGACCTTCTAAAAACCATCCTCCGCAAAAAGCTCGCTTGGGGCTGCGCGGTGATCGTGCTTACGCAAATCCTTGGGATGTTGCCAGCACTGGACTTCCTTTCGCCGCAAGTGCTAAAGCTCACGAGCTTCGCAATGGGCTGCGCGCTGACGGTTGCAAAGGGCGTCGAGATGTTCTTCGACCAATCGGCCAGCTTGGAAAAGGAGGAAGACAAATGAAAAGCCTAGCAGTTTTTATCCTGATTCTGCCGCTTCTGTTTTGCGGCTGCTTCGCGACGCTTCAACCGGGAGCCGATCCTGTTGTCGTGAACGCGGAGCGCACGATTGAGGTCGCCCGCGCGACTCTGGATTCCTTCGTTCGTTTCGAGTTCAGCAACCGGGCGAAGTGCCCGCCCGAAGTCCAAGACGCAGCGGAAAGGATTCGCCGCGAGGCTCCCGAATGGTTCAACCGAGCGATGCGTTTGAAATCCGCCTACAAGTCCAATCGGGGCGCGGACTCAAAGGCAGACTTGCTTACGGCAATTGCAGTGCTTTCAACCGCCGCAAGCGAAGCGGCAACGGCTCTTGCGAAACACCAACGCTGAACACCTATGCCAGCACTTATCGCGCTCATTCCGACGCTTCTTTCAGGCATTCGCGAAGCCGTCAGCGTCATCAATGCCATCCGCGCCGCCGCGAAGCAGAGTGGCGAGCTTACGCCTGAGCAAGACGCCGAATTTCAGAAGCAGCTCGACGAAATGTTCGCGCGCGATTATTGGAAGCCGCGCGGCTGATTTTCCACAACCATGAGCGAAGACGTTAACCTCAAAAGCTCCGACGCCTATTTTGCGACCATCTTGCAGCGACTTGAAGCCATTGAACAAAGGATGGGGCAGGAGCATGAAGAGACGCAGGCATTTCGCCGCGATCTTACGAAGTCAATGGATTACCATTCAGGCAGAATCTCGCTGCTTGAAAACGACAAGAGCCGCGCGCTTGGTTTTGCTGCCGGTGCGGGAATTGCAGGCGGCGGAATTGGCGCATGGCTCGCCAAGTTTTTTCACCAGTGAAAATTCCGTGGCTTGAATTCCAGCAACGCATTTCCGCACTCGCGCCTTCGTGTTCGAGTCAGTTTCTTGCACCCGCTCCATACGTCCACGTCTTCGACGCGAAATGGCTTCAAGAGGATTTCTGGCCTGTATGGTGCGAGATTAAGCGTAATTTGAACGAAGCCGTTCCATCGCGCCCGATGGAAAATAATGCGCGCCGTGGAATTTGCGACGAAATCACCAAGCGATTCATTGCCGAGCTAACGCTTTCGACGCGCATCAAATATGGAGACGAAGACGTTGCGCCAGGAGCGCAAGAGGTAAGCGTGATTATTTACGATGAGCCGCTAAACTTCGTTTCCGACGGCGCGCACCGCACCGCGATTCTTGCCGTTACGAAGGACAGCCAAACGTGGAATCCTGTTTTCGTCGAGCCTCAACTTTCCTATGCGCAATTCCAAACGACAAATCTGGACGATGGTTTTGCTCGCGGCGTTCTGCTTGTCGAGCGTTGGCTGTAGCAGCACGGGCGGCAAAACCGTCACGCTGCCGATTCCGCCTGCCGCTAGGTGACATTATGACACCGACGAAACGATGGAAAAAGCTGCTGGCCTTGGGCTGCTCGCACGGCGTCTATGCCGATCCCTCTGCCGTCGCTTCCGTCCTCAAGTTCCGCGATTCGTTTAAGCCGGAAGTTACGATTCACCTTGGGGACGCTATCGACTGCACGGCTTTTATGTCGTCAACCGTGCGCGACGGAAGCGGCGAGCCGATTGAGCCAGACGTTGAAGGCGGCTTGCGGTTTCTTCGCCAGCTTAGGCCGACGCATTTCCTTTTTGGAAACCACGAAGACCGGCTCAACAGGTTAATCAACAGTAACCACGAAGTCGTTGCCTACGCCGCCGCTCAAGTGCTCGCCAGCATCGGCGACGAATGCGACGCGATGAAATGCAAGCGGCTCCCATACGCCGGCAACGATCAGTCCCTAATCATCGGCAACGTGCGTTTCATGCACGGCACGGTTTATTCGGAAAACGCGACGCGGGATCATGCCGAGAGCTTCGCGCCTTGGAGGGGCGCAGTCGTTCACGCGCACACGCACCGCGCGGGAATGGCTACGGGAAGGCGCGCCGACTCGCCGCTGGGATTCGGAGTCGGAACACTAACGGCTCGCGGCGCTTTGGAATACGCAAAGACGAGGCGGGCAACGCTGTCTTGGACTCAAGCCTTCGTTTGGGGATACGTGAGCGACACTTCGTCCCAACTTTTTTTATGCCAGAGACAAAGCGAAGATTGGCGACTGCCGGCCTGAGTCCTAACGAGCTTCTTCAGGCGATTCAGCGCGTTCGTCTTAAAAAGGAAGATGACATTCCCGAGGGCTGGCTAACACTCAAAGAGTGGGCCGAGCTTTGGGAAAAAAGCAAAACCGCTGCCGAAGTGCTTTTGCGAAAAGGGGTCTCTGCCGGCCTAATTGAAGTCCAAAAGTTCAACCGCTACGCGGGCAACGAGCTGAGGGTTATCAAGCACTATCGTCAGGCGACAGCTACAAATCGCGGCTCGCCGTCTCGCACTTGAGGCACGCTTTTGATTCTCCGCCGTGGTCGGCGTGTTTGTTGTGCGGGCCGGGTTTGTTCAATTCACTGTTCTGGCGCACAGCACGCGCCTTGTCCCATCGCGCCTTTGCCGCAGCGCGGGCTTGCGCCTTCGTGCGGGCTTTCGCCTTGCCCGTTCCGGCCTTGCCGCCTCGCGCCCCGATTGACGCGAGGTATTGTTTCACGGCGTCTTTCATTTCGCGTAGAGCAGGCCGTTTTTCTTGAGCAGGCCAGCCGCCGCCATCATGTCGAGTGCCTTCGTCGCCGTCTGCTTTGTGCACCCGAAAGTGTAAGCGACCGTCGCGGCGCAGATAGTGGCGGGGATGTTGGCAATGTTTTTGGTGAGTTCGTTGATGATGTAGTTCGTTTTCATGGCTACACTTTGCCATTCGCAAGCGGCTTGCGCAAGAGAAATCTGCAACTATTTTTCGATTGTTTGTAAGTCGTTGCAATCACCCATCCTGCACGCCATGCCTTCCGACGGAATTTGCTAGGTGCGCGGAAAGCTCGACTTTCCAGTCCACGCTTCGACCGTCCTTCTTTTTCCAGTTTCGCTTTTCCCAAAAGCCCCACCAGTGGAGAGCATTCGCGACCGCCCTGCCCGTCCCGTCGTCCTTCTCCCGCGCGTATTCCTTTACTTCCGCGAGTGGCGGGCCGAATGGAGATGGCCCGCGCTGCGCGCCATTTGACGCAGGAGAGACTTTTGCTGACGGCGGGGCTGTCGGCCTTCCGTCCGCTTCCCACTTCGTTTTAACGCGAAGCAAGAGCGGCTTCCACTTTGCAACTGGTCGGTGGTTGAAATCCAGCCATCCGCAGCCTTCCATTTCGTGAAACCAGTCTTCGGCTTTCCACGGGCCTAGTCCGATCTGCGCGGCGTAGGTTTTGACTTCCTTCAGACTTGGACGCTCGGCAACGCCGCGCTCTATATCATGCTTAATAGGAGACGGAGACGGAGACGGAGAGCCATCGTTCGGCCAATGGCCGGGAGATGGCCGGGGCATTGCCTGTGCCATAGCCGGGGCATTGCCTGTGCCATTTTTCCATCGGGCATCTGCCCCCGCCCTTCCCTTGCGAGATTGTTCCTCTCGAAACGCGGATTGCTTCTCGCGTTCGGATTCCATCCGAGCATTCTTTCCGTCTGGAAACTTAGCAAGCACGTCGGCGGAAACCTTTACGCCAGCAACGCGTTCCAGTTTCTCGGCATCGCTCGGGATAGCACCCCTGCTCCATTGATAGCAGAGCAGCCGAATGTATGCGCCAACGTCTGAGGCTGATAAATCGCAAGTCCCTCCGATGAAGTCATCGGCATAAAACTGGAATGCGGGCGGACTCCTCATAACGCAACTGCCGCAGTGTGCGCCCCGTGTAAGAAACGGGCGCAGTTCAGCCGAGAAGGTCGGCCTAGAAGCCCCACAGGGCGCACGCTGCGAATGTCAATTGTTTGCACAACTGCTTTGTGAGCGGTTTCTTATTCCGCAGCCGACGCACTCGCGCCGGCTCCCTCTTATATGCTAGCAAGCTAGCAGGAAGGCAAGGGACTATTTTCCACATTAGAACGGCACGGCGTCGCCATCATCTTGCGGCGGCTCTTGAACCTGCAACGGCTTCGGCGCTGAGTTCTTCGGCCTCAAGATTTTAGCCCCGCCGATAATCGCGCCCTTAACTCCGGCATCGCGCTCCTCCTTTGTCACGCTTTGGGCAATGAAATAGTCGTCGCCGTATTGCGATGGCTTGTGAACCAAAATGGCATCTAAATAAGTGCCCTTTTCGCCCCTGAAAAGGCGCGACTTGTCGATCTTGGCGCAGTTGATTTTTATCACGATGTTTGGCTCTTTGGTTTCCATAATTATGAAGGTCTGAGATTCGACAAACCGCGAAAAAAGATTTCAACTTCGGCAACGGAGTGAACTATTGCCGATGTTGAGCCAGCCAACCGTCCGCGCATCAATTCGCCCGCCTGTTCGCGTGTTTCCTTCGCGCCTGGCCGCTTAACTTCGAGCTGAAACGGCATCCCTCGAATCCAGCCAATAAAGTCAGGCGTTCCGACCTTGCACGTCGTCGGCTTGTCCATTCTTGACCGGACGTAAT